CCACTAAATTCACCTTTCCAAATCTTTACGAAATAGCGGTCTTGTTGGTACTGCTTGAGCGTGTTCAAAAACGCAGTTGTCGCTGAATCTTGAACGTACATTCCAAACGATACCGACGACCCAATGATTGGGGAATAGATGTTGTCCGTTTGCCCCGAATAGTTCAACTGGAATCCATCACCCGTGACGCTGAATTGGTCCGGGCTTGTTCCCGTATATTCGTCGTCCCAAATTTCAATCAAGTAAAAATGTCCGTAACTACTGCGGAACTCGGAAAATAATTTTGGATTCGCCATGTATTAAAAACCTCTTTGTCTTGTTCTATTTCTTGACGCGCGTTCGTTGGACAATAATATGTCGGACCCGCTGATTCGGCCAGTGACAACAACGTTTTGTCCGCCGCCGCCTTCCATCATTGTGTTTAATTTTGACAACGGAATCACCGCTTCGGATTCTCGACCCTCGCCGATGAGAGCGAGAGTCGGTCCGGTCACAATTCCACCTTCGGCCATAGCTGGGATGCTTCCGCCTTCGCCACCAACTTGCGACATCTTTCCTTTGATTGCACCCGCGAGCGCAATCAATGCAAGACCACCCGCAATTGCCACGGCTGGATTCAATGATTGAATGGCCACCTTTATACCAGCGACCGCAATACCCGTTTGAATTGCTATTTGACCAACTTGCGTCATCAGTCCCGCCAATGATTCAATTGCAAATCTTCCAAGGTCCGCAAAAGATGCGGCACCAACCAACGCTTGTCCCGCCATATCAGCGAACCCAACGGCCACATCAACCAATGCTTTGTTTGCCAATTCGGTCAATTGCTCCGACAACGCTTTGGCCGTCAAAATCATGCGGTCCATCTTGTCGATGCCTTGGTCCATTTCTTGATTTGACTTCGCCAAAGTCATCGTCATCACTCCCGTTGTTGCTCCTAATGTTGCAACTTTTGGTGTTAAGTTCACCAACGATTCCCCCATCTTTGTGGTTGTCGTTGTTCCTTTTTCCCCTTCGGTGTTTAGCTTTCCAGTAGATTCCGCAAGGTTGTCAACTTCTTCGGATGTTTCTTTCGTTTCCTTTTTAAACAATCCCAAATCGTCCTTGATTTCGTTGACGACTTGACCGATTGACTTGAACGCTGGGACCGCTACAGATTCCATTTTCTTGAATGGTTCAACCAACATTTTGTCCATTCCAAGCAAACCAGCGATTGCGTTGAATCTTCCAATCAATGTGTTGATGTAAGGAATGACAAGGTTCACCAATCCACGAATCGAATTGACGGCGATGGCCTTCAATGATTCAAAATTGTAAGCAAGGTAAATAAGACCAGCGGCCAACGCCGCGACCGCTAAAATAATTAATGTAATCGGTGACGATGCAATTTGAACCGCTATTCCAAACGCCGTCGTTGCCGCCGTTGATAACCACGTGGCCGTTCTAACTAACAACAACGCACGTTGGAATGAGCCAAGGATAAAAATCACGGGTCCAATCCCAGCGGCAAGTGCGGCGACAATTACAATGGCGCGCTTTGTCCCATCCGACATTCCGTTCAATGCGCTTGCGGCCTTTGCCAAAAACTCAATCAATGGAACAACGGCAACCGCTACAATCTCACCAATGGAAATCATCAAACCTTCCATTGCGGATTCCAAACGCTTGGATGCTCCGAATGCAGTGTTCCCCATGATGTCCGCCATTTCTTGAGCGGCACCACCGGAATTCTTGAATTCTTCCGTTAATGGTGATATTTGGTCAACTCCTTCCGATAAAATCAAAAGGGCCGATTGTGCTGAACGTCCAACTTCATCTTTCGCATCAGCAAGTCCAATCCCTTGGTTTGCCAAATCTTTCAATGCTTCGGCCGTTGGCTTTCCAGTTGCACCAATTTCCGAAATGATACGGCGCAAAGATGTACCCGCTTGGCTTCCTTTAATACCAGCATTGGCCAACACCGCCAACATCGCGGATGTTTCTTCAATGGACATTCCCGCGCTTTTTGCAACGGGTGCAACGAACTTCATTGAGTTCGCAAACGTTTCCATATCCAACGCCGATGTGCTAAACGATGACGCCATCACATCAGTGACACGACCCGTTTCACTGGCGTCTAATCCAAACGCGCGCAATGTTGAACCAGCAACTTCAGCGGCACGCGCCAAATCGCTTCCCGACGCTTGCGCCAATGCCAATGTTGATTCGGTGACCTTTGTGATTTCGGTGGCCGTGAAACCAAGTTTCGCGAACTCCGTTTGTAGCGTCGCAACCTCGCGCGCACTGAACATCGTTGACGCTCCCAAATCTTTGGCGTTTTGTGATAACGCTTCAAATTCTTCGGCGGTTGCTCCCGACACCGCTTTGACTTTGGACATTTCTTGTTCAAAGCCCTTGAACACATTGAACGCAATCGCACCAACTGCCGCAAGTGGCGCGGTCAACTTCATGGACAAATTCTTGCCCGTTTGTTGCATCTTGCGGCCGAACTTGTCCATTGAACGTTCGGCCTTGTTTAGACCTTTACGGAATGGCGCGATGTTCGCGGTTAGTCGGAAATTTAATGAACTAAGACTTGCCATTGGCTTTTGCGCGTTGTTTGCGTTCGTTTATTGCTTCTAAAATCTCGCCCCGTGTCCAAACCTTGTGGTTCTTCTTCGGCTTGCTTTCCCAAGGAAACACAATCAAATCTTTCGGCTTGATGCGCTTCTTTGTGTGTGGATTCAAAAGGATTGTTGTCATCCAACGCGTCCTTTCCCAATCCGTTTGTTCCTTTCGGTTTTGACGTTCGTTCCAACCTTCAACCAAGTTGCCCCACTCGCGTGGCAATAGGTCATAAAATTGGGACGGCATCAATCCAACTTGACCGAACGCGAACGCTTCCAACGTGTCCCATGTTGCAACGTCACCTTGTTGCGACGTTCGGTCATTTACTTTTTTTCACTACCCGACGAAAATTGTTGTTCAAAGACGGCGAACGCCTTTTCAATCAATCCTTCATCCTCATCAATCCAGTCGGCAACATCTGCCACATCATAACGGAATTGTGATTTTTCTTTTCTTGCGCCGTCTTTGAATCCGCAAAACATCAATGTGATTGCTTGGTCCAAAGTCATATCGTCGCCAAGGTTTTCCAATTGCGCCAATGTTGTTCCCGTCATTCTTGAGAATTCACGCAAGGCGTTGAATCCAAATCTAATTGGGTGTTTACGTTCCCCGATTTCAATGATTGTTGTCATATTCTTTTTGTTTTGTTGTTGTTAGGTAATAAAGGGACCGCCCGACGGACGGCCCCGAATCAATAATTTAAGACGGAACTGCCGCTTGAAGAAGTACACCAGTGCCGGTGAATCCGAACGAATACGTCACATTTTCCTCAACAGACGCTTCTTGTTCGTAGCTTGTCAAATATGCGTCGCCAGTGTAGTCAATCTCTCCAGCCGTCATTGAGCCAAATTGAACTTTCACTTTCGTGCGGTTTGATAACAATGTGAAAAGGTCATCCGGTGTGTCATATTCGCCGCTTATTGAATACGTCACTAACCCGTCGCCACTAAGTGACCACGCTTTCAAACCTTCAAGATTTTCTTGCCATCCGGCTGAATCTTTGTTTGTGGTGTCGCGTGTTTCCATTGAAACACTCAATGATGCCGATGTTGTACGACCAATGATGTCGAAAGAACTTCCGCCATCTTCGCTGATTTGAATCACAACGTCCGTTGAATTCATGATGCTTGTTACTGCCATTTTTTTACTTTTTTATCGTTTTTAAATTTACAAAATCAATCGCGAGATACGCGGAATTTCAAATCAACTTGTGACCCGAACGTCCGTTCATCATCGCTGAACAAATCGCGTTGGCCTTCAAAGGCGCACGATTTTACTTTCACACCGCCAATCGTTTGGTTCATTCTTATGAATGCACTCCGAACGTATTCAACGGCGTTTTGTGTGTCCGAATACTTTGTTGAAATCAACGTGATTCGAACATCTATTTCGTCAATATGCGAATCGCTTTCTTTCGACATACTTGTGGTAATGTTTGCCACCTCGTAAATCGCGAACGGCGTCGCTTTTGTTTGCGCTCCAATTACTGGAAACACGCGCCCACCAAACAACGTGTTCAAATCTGAATCGCTGGTGAACTTTGATTTGATAACTTTCCCAATCATATGCGCGCGGCTTTTACTTGTTTATTAAGAAACCCACGCATCAATCGCTTGAACTCGTTTCCAACGCCACCCGAATTTCTTGTTCGTGCGCGTTTAGCAAATCCTTTGTTTGGTCCATTATATTGTCCGTCCTTTAAATATCCGTATTCCAAAAAGTGTGCGAACCAACCACCCTTTTCCGGGTCGCTAAACGCACGCTTCACCCTTGGACCAACTGACAACGATGCAAACGTTGCCCCACGATTCACACGCGTGGTGATGATGCCCATTGATTTCTTCAACTGGCCTTTGGTTATTTCTGCATAAATGCCGCCGTTTCGGTACACCTTAAACGTCCCCGACTTGATGTTCGTGATTTCGTCTTTGTAACCTTTCAACATCGGTTTCAATGACTTGCGTGCAATGCGGCGAATTTGTGCAGTTGTGACCCCATCGTGTAAGTTTTCCAATTCCTTGAAAGCGCGTTCGAATTCCTTCTTGATGTCCTTTTCATCAAAGCCAATAAAAGCACCGCCCGTTGTTCCCATTAGTCCGCAAATCTTGTCACAATCTTTTGGAACGACTTGCGTGCATCGGCATTCAAAATCGCTTCGATTGTGTAGGTTGTGCTATCGTATACAATTTGCATTTGCTCGTTAATGTCCGAGCGGTAACGAATGAAAAATTCCACACGTTTGGTTGCAACCATTTGGTTGCCTTCTTCACCTTCACCAAAATGCGCGCCGGTTTCCACGACCTTTGCCCAAACATTGGCCAAGGTTGTGAACGACAAAATCACTTCACCGAAATCATCAGTTGATTCGTTGAACGATTGAATCGTGATTCTGCGGTCTAATTGTCCCGACTGGTCAATCATTAGAATGTGAAGATTCGATATGGGTTCCACAAATATTCGGATGCCGTTGGCAGTTGACGAACGCGGTCCATTCTTTGGTCGTACAATTCAGAAATGACCAGCATCATTCCTTGAATCAACGGCTTTGGAATTGCAGACACGGCCGTTCCAACGACATAGCGAACAATTAATTGGTTAATAACACCCGCGCCCGTTGTCCATCCACCGATGGATTGAATGCGTGCGGGTTCTGAAATTAAATCGGTTGTGTACAACGATGACGCAATTGTCGCCGTTGAACCGATTTCGTCAACATAAGAAACCGAAGTGATTGATGCAACTGGTCCGCGTGATAAGTACAACAAGTTCGATTGACCATCCCAATGATTGCGCGGGAACTGGTCAAAGTATTCATCGATTGTTGTCGTCACCAAAATGCGTCGCGTGTATTGTTCACACATTTCACGGGATGCCGATATCAATGCCGAAATCAAAGTGTCGTCATCGCTATGGTCAACGCGCAAAAAATTCTTTGCTTCCGCCAATGTGATGGGTTCGGACGCCGCGGGCGTTACAATATCAATTGCCATTTCTTATCGTGTTTCTTTTGACGTGTTCTTTTTCACCGCCTTCTTTGCGCGTGCTTTTGGTGCTTCGGCAATTGCCTCACAAAAACCCGCATTCAAAAAATCGGTCAACATCTCATCGGAGCGGATTTCCACCACCGCGTGTTTGCGGTAGTGGAATCCGTTACCCGATACAGATTTCAAAAATCTGACCTTCATGATTAGGCTTGCTTCATGTATTTCACCGCACGTGTGTCAAGAACCTTCGCATCCTTACGAGCATATGAAACGAAACCAACTTCTAATTCGTCCATGTAGCGTTCGTTCAAACGTACCATTTGAACACCACCAGCAGAACGAACAACGAACTTGCTGAAGTCAGCCGCGAGCAATGTTTTCTTGCCAGTCGTGATTGCTGATTCCATATCGTTGTTGTAGTATAGGTTGAATCCGAATAGTTTGTCCGGCTGACCCGCTTCCATCGATGGGATGAAGATTGGGAAGTCATTTGCAGAACCAAGACCTAAAGCACGAATTGCCGCGATAACGCTATCGTTCGCCATCAAACCGAATGTTGGCTTGTTGCGGTACGATGGGTCAATTGAGTGGATAAGGTCCAAGATATCGTCAGCAACGATTGCCGTTGCAGATGCCGCGGTGTTTCCTAAAGATGCACCCGTGATGATACCTTGTGGCTGGCTTGAACCAGTACCCGTTGTGAATGCCGCGTTTGTTGCGCGTGCGATTCTTTCGCCCATTGCTTCAGCTAAGAACGCGTTCAAATCGAATGCGTTGTCTTGCAACAATTGCATTGAAACTTTTACTTGCGATGCGTAGTTGTAAGCACTCAACTGAGCGTTGGCAAATGTGAGGTCTTGAACACCAACTCCAGCCGCTTCAGCAGTCAAAGCCGCGTCCGTAGCCGTGTCGTTGATTGTAGGATACTCCAACAATGCTCCACCCGCCGTGTTCAATTTTTTAGCTAAACGCTCAACCTCACCAGTGAACAATGTCGCCA